TTTGTTTTTTCTTCATTTGTTTCGATTGTTTGTGATTTAAATTCGTGTTCGATGCCTTGCTTACAGGTTGGACAGTTGTCATGGTCCTGGTAAAATTTAATATCCTTGTGTAAAGATTTAAGTCGGTTGGAAAGTTCACGGTCAAGATCCTTTATTTCTTGTATTTTATCTTTCACAGATTGTTTATCTGAAATTGAATTTGTCATGGTTTTTATATTATCAACCAATTCATCAATGTTTTTTTGTTCACCTTCGATATATTCTATTTGCTCTTTTAATTTCTGTTTTAATTTAGTAACCTCAACTTCTTTTAGTTGTCTAATAGATTCATTATGATCTTGAGCAGATTGAATTTTGTATTCAATCATATCTATATCGTTTTTTATATCTTTAATCAATGCTTTGTTTTGTGATACATGTTCTTTCAATAGAATATTCATTGTTGAAAATATTTGAATATCTAACAAATCCTCAATAATATCTCTTCTTTGAACAGAAGACAATTGCATAAATGGGACAAAGGTTGATGACCCCAATACAACAACCTGCCCAAATGATTTAAGATTTAATTTTAAGATGTGTTCTTCTAAATATGTTTGATAGTCACGTGCTGCTGCTTCTTGATTTAATAATTCACCATTACGCCATACTTCGAAAATATCTGGCTTTACACCTCTTTTAATGATATACGGTTTACCGCCTGTTTTAAATGCAACCTCAACATATAACTCTTTGTTGTTTATAGAGTTTAGCAATTGTGGTTTTGTTATCTTACGAAATGCTTTACCATAAAGTGCAAAGCAGATAGCATCTAACATTGTAGATTTACCTGCTCCGTTTTCACCAACTATTAAAGTTGACTTATGATTATCAAGAGTAATTTCAGTTAATACATTGCCTGTAGACAATATATTTTTATACTTTACATATTGAAAATGTATCATAGATTAACTGCTTCCTTATACAAATCTGAAACAAATGTTTCAACTTTTTTCTTGTCCGCTTTAATTTCTAATTGTTCAATATAGTTTCTTAAAATTGTCATTGTGTCTTGTGCTTCATCAACTAACTCATCTTCATCGATGATATCCATGTTCATATGGTCATCAACTACCTTGATATCTGTTGCACCTGATTGTGTTAACCTATCTAAAAATAAGTCAAAGATATAAGGATTTTCTTTATTAGTTACAATGACCTTAATATATGTGTCTGATAATTGTGAGGTATCTAAATTTGCTACATCTTCAATAGTCATTTCGCTATCGTCATACCATACTTTATGAAAAATGTGCAATGGGTTTTGAATATACTCCATCTCTCTTGTTTGTGTATCAAATACAGAAAACCCTCTTTTTTGGTCGTAATCTGCCCAGGTCATTTCATATTGTGCACCAAGATATGTAATGTTACCTATCGAAGATGGTTGATGAAAGTGTCCAGAATATACAGCATCAAATTTATCAAAAATTGTCTTATCCATACCATCTGTACAAATATGACCTTTATCCATTTCAAATCCCATAATTTGAAAATGACCCATCAATACCTGTGCTTTAGTATTTTTGAATGCCTCAATTGATTTTTCCCAATTATCATTACACATCCATGGAGCTAACATTATGTTACAACCGTCTAATTCAACTTCAACAGGTTCATCCCAATAAAGTTTCATATTAGAATAACCTGACGAACCATATAGTTGTCTTAATGCATTTACTTCATTTGTATTTCTATAAAATGTATCATGGTTACCTGCAATAATATATAGTTCAATACCATTATCAGCACATGGTTTGATGAACTCATCTTCAAGTCGTTTTGCTGTAACAAAATTGATATATTTTCTACGGTCAACAATATCACCTAAATGGAATATTGTTTTGATATCATTTTCTTTAAGATATGGAAAAAATACTTCTTCCCAAAATTTCTTTTGATAATCTGCTAATGCTCTATTGTCATTACGTACACCCCAATGGGTATCGTTTACAACTGCAATTTTCATTTTAATTTATCTCGCTTGGATCAGAATTTAAGATTGTTTATCGTCTTCAATAAACTTTTCAAGACCTACCTTTTTGGCGTTGTCTTTTGCTTTTTTATCAGATAGTTTCTTTTCATAATTTTTAACAAAATCATTCATATAGTCGTTGTTTAAATCAATGTAGTTAGGTTCACCTTCTACAGATTTATCGTCTTTTTCTACTGCTGTTCCTGTGATTACTGAATTTTCAATAACTTTGTGTCTTATATACAATTGTTTCTTTTCTTTTTCGATACGCCTTAGAAAAGCATACCAAATAATTTGTGTGAAATATGCAAACGGATTTTGTGATTTTTCCGGATCAAAATTACCTAAAGCAGCTATCGCATTTTCTAATCCATCTGATATCATTTCGTCTTTATAAGAATAACCTGAAAAGTTAGGTTTAGACGCTAGCCTTGTTGCTATTTGATAGATACATTGCCCAATGTAATTTGGAATGGGTGGATTTGGTTCACCGCACTCTTCTGCCTCGGTACACACATTTTTGTATTTAACAATTGCTTCTAAGAACTCGGGATTATTGATATAGTTTCGTGTTCTTTTTTTCATCGATAGTGTGACCTCATCATAGTATTATGGTATTAATATAACATCATAATTTTGTTTTGTCAACCGTAAAAAATGGTTGACAGGCTGTAAAATTGTTGATATAATAGCGTTAACGCTTAAGGATAATAATACATTAATGTTTAGTTGATACTTTTGATAATGCCATTGACTCAAACATATCTTCTAAATCCTTATTCATATCATCAACCGTATCCCAATCCCCACCCTGCGGTTCACGGGTATCCAATTCTTTCATAAATTCATCGTAATGCCATATGGCTCTGCGATTAGCTGGTGTAACCCAAAAACAATCTGATTTTATTAATTTCATCTCGCTCAGGTCGGACAGCATCATCCATGATTTTGCAAAGTGACCATGCATTGGATGAATTAATATTTGAAGTGGATCTTTTACGTATATAAACTCTTCAGTTTCACGGGTTACTACACCTATGATATCCTCTCCTGTTTTCAGCTTAAAGTTTACGTATTTTGACATTCTTATTCCTTTATAGAATTACTTTATATCCACATTATAAATTTTAAAATCGAAACCTTCTTCAGTATAGATATTCACTCTCTCCATAAAATGTTTTACTGCAAAATTTTGCTGTGATTTCCATTGTAAATCATCTACTACATCGTAAAGTGTGGCTTTTGTTTTTCCGTTTCCTCTACGTAGAACTCTTCCTATGGATTGTAGATTACGGATTTTCGATTTAGATGGTGAAGCAAAGATAATATTATCTAGCTTATTAATATTTATACCTGTTGAAAACGTGCCATATGAGGCAAGGATAATATTGTTGTCCGATTGTTCAACAGTATGCCTAATTTCTTCTCTATCATCTGCAGTAACACCTCCATATACAAAATGTATATCATGTTTATCAGATTCAAGCATAGGGTGCAATACTTTTCCATGTTTCTCAACAAACTGAAATAAAATAAGAGTATTGCCATATAATGAATGTGCTAAGTTTCTAATAAATTTATTTCTTGATTGATTTGTTACAATCCAATCTATTTCTGTTTGATAATCAGAACCTTTATTTTCTTTTCTAACTTGTTCTGGGTATCCTAACACGACTGCCTTAATATTAAATTCAGCAAGTGTTTTTTCTTCTATGAGTGTTGAAGTTTTTGTTACTTCATATACTACTCCAAATAATCCTTCTAGTACAAGTTTGTGTGTTTCGGTTCCATCTAAGGTTCCTGTAAACCCATACCTATATTTGGCATGTGGAGTTTTTTCCATTATTTTTGTAAGAGACTTCGCCTTGAAAAGATGTGCTTCATCACCAATAACCAAGTCAAATTTTTCAAACCACGTTTTTTGTAATTTGTAGACTGATTGCCAGGTTGTAATAGTAATATCTGCGTCCACATTTTTATCTGCTCCGCCTCTAATTTTATGTATATTTAACTTTCGACCTTTGTTATAATCAATAAAATCAGAAGCCATTTGGTCGACTAATGACGTTGTTGGCACAATTATTAATGCTTTTCTACCTTGTTCAATATGAAATCTTGTTAGTAGATATATAATAAATGATTTGCCTGATGCTGTAGGCGATAACAATAATGACCTATTATATTTTAAAGCATGTACAACAGCATCGTTTTGATAGTCTCTAGGTTTATAAGACGCATCAAATTCTTCAGCAAGTTGATATCCGGCATCAGAATTTACTTGCTGTTCATCAACAACATTATTTATATGTTCAACTTGATAATCACGGGACTTGCAAAACTTATGTATATAAGGAACTAATCCAGTATATACCTTTCCTGTCATTGCATTTAATAGCCTTATTTTACCGTCCCAAACTTTGTTTCGGTAAGCAGGCATAAATTTTGCACCAGGAACTTCAAATGTAAAATACTCTTGTAATTCCATCTTTGTAGATGGTTCAGCGTGTATTCTTACATAAAGTTCGTTAAGTTTTTCAATCTGTACTTTTTCCGGCATCTGCCAATTTTACCATTCTAGCTTCAGCAAACTTTTTTGTAACCGCTTCAGCTTTAGCTTTGCTTGTATAGATTACATCATCACCTTGTAAATCTTTAACTCTAACCATTTCACCGTCTTGAGTTTTAATTTCAACTACGTACTTCATATTTTCCTACTACCTCCCATGGATAAACTTGCCACAATGGCTGTTCTAATTTATTACATTCATCTGAATAATAATCAATGTCAAATTCAGACGCAGTATTTTGTGTTAACACAGCAAATTTAACTGTTTTATTCCATACAGAATTCCAAGCTTCTATTTCATTAGGTAAACAACTATCTTGCCAATCATGTTTAATCCAGTTAAATGTTGCACCTGTATCGTTTATATCATCAACAATTAAGATTTTCTTTCTTTGACCTGGATCCCATCTAGCACCTGTAATGCCTGTTTTTTCTGGATCATTATATCCAAATGCTTCTTCAGGCATCCATAAATTATGCTCCGGATCATCATCTAATCCTTCTGTGTCACGTAATCTAACATCTAAAGTATGCATTGGAATATCCAATGTATTACTTAAAATTGTTGCAGGAATAAGTCCTCCTCGTGTAATACCCACGATGTAATCAGGTGTCCATCTGTCATTATACATTTGTATAATAATGTTAGAACACATTCTTTCAACATCATTCCATGTATAAAATACTTTTTTCATCTATGATACCTTTATTGCAATATAAACACAAAGAAAAATTATTAATAATTTACCATAATCTAAATCAAATTTAGTTCCTTCGCCATAATAATCGGACCAAGTCCTACTAGATTGTTTTATCTGTTCATACGCTTTTTTTGATTGTCCATAAATTATTTTCTTTGTTTTAGCAATTTTTTTCATATTCATAATTAAGCTCCTGTTCTAAATCTTTCCCAATCAACGATTGTTTTTAATTGAAATCCACGATTTGTAATCATCCTAATAATGCTTTCAAGATAGTCAACTTTTTCCTGTTGCGTACCTATTTTTAGTGATAAGTTGATAACATCTTTATCAGAGTCAACATATGATGGGACATCTGATTTTAGGATTTTTAGAGGTTGAGGTTCCCACCCATATTCGCTTAACTCCTCAACAGTTAATTCACCTCTATAATATTCACCCTTTAAATGGGTCAATTGTTTCAAGTCAGCTTTAAGTTTTTTATACTTAATACTTTCTTGAATATAGATAGCGTAATACTTGTTGTGAAGTT